ACGCTCTAGGTCAGACATGTCACCCCATTCACGCTGGCTTTTTAAGGGCGTGTATTGGACCTGTTTATACTGAGCCACAACTTTGTCATCGGTGCCAACGTTTATGAAGATTGAGTCATCAACTCCAAAATTTTCAAAATCTTCCCAGCACTTAGCATCATAGTTTGCAGTTGATGGGAAAGGTGGCCGTTTGTTTAGAGGTACGTCCTTTAAAAATGGATGTAAGGCTGACCATAAGGTTGCATTGCCAATCTCACCGTCGTGCATGTTACGAGCAACGATCACACCGCGACAAGCTGCTTTAGGCCAAGCTATTTGTAATGCACGAATGGCTGTTCCAGTAGACACGGACATCCAAATCTCACTAGGATCTTTACCTAGCTGTTCAGTAATGTGTCCTGCAAGATTGACGATACCTGCTGTCACTGATGGAGTCTTGGCAAGTCCAAAAGGCAAGTACTTTGCCCCATGCTTTTCAGCCCACTTTTTAGCGTAGCTGTTTAGAGTTGGCATTGCTGCAATTTTGATAAAACGCAAGTCAGCCCCGTAAGACAACAATGCTTTTTGATGCATTGAGGGCTCTCCTGATGCTGGGCAAAAGAACACGCAATGCTTGTCATAAATTTTAGCAAGGGTTGCAATTGCATCCATGGCCATACCTACTCGGGGTGCGCAATAGACCAAGACATCTTCTTTGCACTCGGCTATCAACTGTTCAGCACCGTAGCCTTTCAAGCTACTTGCGCTAGCGTCACCTCTAAACACCCACTTTTTGCCATGGGATTGGACTACCGGGGCTGACAGCCTTGACTTAAAACCATTGCGCATTGCAATGTAGTGGGATCTAGCAGCATACGGATCCATTCCTGTTGGAACGTCCATGTTTGACTTGCTGGTTGTGCACGTGAAGATACTCATAGTTGACCCCAATCAAAGCGACGGTAAAAAGGCGGTGCAATGTGCACCGATGAGTTGAGTTCCATGAAGATGTTGGCGTACTCTTCAGGGTTTACGGAGTACCAGCTACTTGGTGGGCTGATCAAGCATTGTTGACTCAAAGTATTCATGAACAAGTCAGTCCAATACTGCCTTTGGTTTACTGTACCAGTGAATGGGGTTCCTTTATAAAAACCTGTTTGAGGGATCTTGCGCTTTTCCCATTCGATTGGTACAGGTGCAGCAATTTCAACTTGCAGATTAAACTCATCAGCTAAAAAGTCGGCCACATCTGCATAGCTATTGCATAAATCAATGACGGCTTGTTTAGGATCGCTCTGTCGACCTATATGGTGTCGGATGTCTATTGATCCACAGACTAATGTTACGCGCCTTGGTTTGTGAACCAAGCGGCCTATTTGCTCAACAAAATGACCTTTTTGTAATGCCCCATGTAAAGTTAGTCCGTTGGTCCGGATTACACCTGATCCGCTAGCAGCAAAGGCAGTTGAGTGGCTGTCACCGATTGCAACTACATCACTCTTAAGATCTTGTTGTGTCAGTGTTGTTGAGTTCTTTAAACGGGCATCCAAGTTAGCCAAAAGGGTAGATGTCAGCCTAGGCGAACATGTAGCCTGGCCTAGGCGTCTAGACAATTGATAGGCATAGTTTGGCATTGGCCAGTCTAAGCTAACCAACTGGCCTTTGTAGTTTGCCAGCTCTTCAAGCCTATCGATTAATCCTTCACCGACCCCTCCAAATAGATTGAGCACTCCGCCAAAATTGACGCCATGCTCAATGTATAGGATTGGGCAAGTTAGCGGGTCTGATGGTCCTGCAACAGGCACATTGAGGCATTCTGACCAGTGCATTGCCCAACCACGGACATGGCTTTTTGGACGGACAGGTATTGATGCAAAAGGGTTGTAAATCATTTGACAAGCCCAATATGTCGTGGATAAATGTGAAGAGAGCCTGCATTCCAGTACAAGTTGCCCTTGACTAAGTCAGGATAGGAATCATTTAAGCATGTAAGTGCAAAGTCAAGAACTGTGTCTTGCCAAAACCTATCGCCTTTGTAGCCATAGATGGCATCATTGGAACGCATGTTGACAATGTGGTGCAGTTGGCCGGCACGAATGAGTAGCTGAGTGCTATACGTGCACATAAAATCACGCATACCATCCATGCAACTGTCTTCATGCATTGAAGGCCTGATGTAAATCATCACAGCTTGTCGGCTCTCTTTGTTTAAGACAAGAGAGTCAATTGCCTTATGGAATTGATAGCCGTTCTCAGCGCTAAAGACACACCATCCATAGTTTGAGTTGATCCGACCCTTCTTGCTTGCAACTTGTTGCCAGACAGCAGGCACAGGCGGGGCAATGTCATTGACATTCAACGATTGGCTCATGTACCAACGCAGCTCACGAGCATTCCATTCGTCATTCACCTCACCAAAAATGAACGTCTCATCTGCTATAAACGAAGCATTGATGATCTCCAGCATGCCTGATTCGTTAGGCTTCATGGCCTTGAATAGATCTCGAATGCTTTGCACATTCATTGCTGTCCCCTTACAAAGCGATCATCTTTATCTTTGTTGTGGGTCGTGTGCTCCATCAAGATAAAAAGTTGAGTGCCTGCATGGGCAAGGTGAGGTAGCCCTGATTCTGGATCAGTGTCTTCACCTTTCCAAAAAGCAAAAAGGTGCCTTAGTATTGATCCATAGGTACGTGACCAAGCAACAGTCTCACCTTGACGGTATGAGTTGGCAAAGTACTTTTTGGCACCAAAGCCAAACACATCGGCAACTTGTGTCATTGCATCTATTGGAAGTAGGTCTACTCGCACTTTTGTTGCATCAAATTTTGGTGCAAAGCCGGATTGGATTGTGCCATCCGAACTAGGTGCTAGTTCAATTGTGCCATCTGAGCTAGGTGCTACTGACTCAACCGGAACTTGATCAATGATGAGTTTAAGCTCTGCTTCAGGACCAACCCAACCTTTAGGTTTGACTAGGTCACGCTTGAAGCCACCACGCTTTTCACCATTTTGGCCAACTTCTTTGGCCATGTTTGCTTTCATGACTTTCTCAAAGCCTTCAAGCAATGGCAGTCCTTGTCTGTCAAGTGTGCCAACAGCAAATACGATCAGATCAAGAAGGGCGTCATACTCGTCGACCAGGGTATTTGCCAAGTTGTATTCATCAAGCTCTTCTTGAAGTGCCTTGACCCTAAAGGCCTTCTCATGAGGTTCAAGATGCCAAGGTTTGCCGTTATTGGCCAAACCAAATTTTTCATGCATGGCCTTAACAAGGCCCATAATCCTGCTTTCCATAACTAACTCCTTCGTATTGATTGAACGGGCTTCACACCCGATTGGCGCAATGACCTGCGCTGGTAATTGATTTTAGCCGAGCAAGTCAGCGTCTTCTTTGGCAAAGTTAGCAAAGTCATCAGATGCATCAGTACGACCACTAAAGGCCTCACCATCTTTGACCTTCATGATGTTGTCCAAAGCGATCGACACACCTTTGCCACCAGTTGGATGCTCCCAAGCATAAGCTCGGATTGAAGCTCTGTAGTAAGCACCGCTGTAAATCTCATTGGCATCCATGATGGGTTTCAGAGCGGCATCAACAATGCCTGGCTTGTTGTTTGATGTGGCTTGCACGCTATAGCAACCGGCAAACTCAGGCCTTTCTTCTTCATCACCATCTTTAACAGGTGACTTCATCTTTGGAGGGATTTTGCCCCATTTTGCTTTAGCCGTCTCTTCAACCATAGCATTAAGCTTAGTCCAAAAAGCATCCTTTTTAGGCATTGGGATTGTGATCTGATAACGAGGCTTTGCTCCTTCAACACCTTTGATGGCATGAGGTTCAAGAATGTGCACAAAAGATCCACGAAACTCAGGGGTAACAAGCTTTGACATTTTTAGTCCTTAAAACGTTGATAAAAATGGGAGTCTTTCCTCCCTGTCATTTGGTCGTTAGACCACATCCATTAGCAACTCACGTGCTTTATTCTTCAGAGAATTGCCATAGCCAAACCATGCTGCATTCTGGTTGAGACCGTGATCAACATGTTCAGTCACAGCGTTAAGCAATCCCCAAGCCGTGCCTTCTGCTTCTGGCAGCTCATTGCCAATAGCTTGTCCATTGAACAGTGCCATGATAGACTGGAATGCTTTTGTCTTTTCAACAGGTACTTGCTCTTGTACTTTGATACCGTTCACAGTTTTTGTAGACATGCTGATAGGCAGTAAAGTCTTGAGGAACTGAACAGCAAAAGTTGAATTGACTTCTCTTGCAGCTAAGCGGCGTGAGTCGATCAAGAATTTTTCAAAGCCGTTGATTGCAATGCCAAGATCCAGTGCTGCATCTTTTGCGCTGAACGCCTTTGAATGATTAATGCGGACAGTGTCACCTGACTCAGCTGAGGCATAACCAAGAGTGTTGCTGCACACAACACGAACTGAAGTAAAACGCGCCGTGGTTGCAAGAGTGCCGTCATATGATGTTGCCAACAGGACATAGGGTTTGACAACATCCTGGCCAACTATGGTAGCTCCATCATTGACTTTGGCCATTGCCCAAATACGTTTGCCACCTGAGAGTGCCCCTGCTGTTTCCAGTTCAAAGTTGTTGTTCTCAGCCAGACGTGCAAAGAAGTCAAGAACATCTGCAGGTTGGACGATATTGTAGTCTTTACCGACCACACCAAGAGGAGCATTTGTATCAGAACGATAGAGAACGTCTCTGCCTGCATGAGGCAACAAAATTCCATTGGCTTGATACTGGACCGTTGAGCGCTCTACAGTGTGGGACAAGCCTGCAGCTTTTGCCCACACCTCAATGCTTTGACCTGCTTCCAGGTGCTGGCCAAGACCGTGCCATGCCTTTTCACCCTTGTGGGCAAAGTTGGCTTGTGCGTTAGAGAAATCGAGTTCGTGTGCCATGATGATCTTTCAACATTAAGACGGCGATATTGCCGTGAGTGCATTGTACAACTCTTTTTGGTATGTACACAACTATTTTTGCGTTTATGCAAAATCTTTTTTAGCTGACTGGCCTTTGTCTACCGATGAACGCTCGTCTTTCTCAGGGGCAATGGTCGGGCTGCCATAACTGATCTTGATCAGGTCGTCCATGTTTAAGCTTTCAGACTTCATCGCCTTCTCCATTTGGGCAACACTAAGCAGTTCAGGCCGTGTGTAGATGTTGTCATAGCCTTGCTGCTTGAACCACAGCTCTGCTGAGGGCTTGTCTAACCAGTCACGGCTCTTACGGCCTTCAACCACTTTCCATCCTTTTACCTGGCCACCACCGAGCATCGTGTCTTTGGCCTTAGCTTCAACAGCATCAATGAATGCTTGCAGTAAGCTGAGCTTAGGCATCCATTCCTCGATGCTATCTAGACTCATGTCTTTAAAGTCAATGGCTGCAGCTTCATTGGCCAGGCGCTTCATCTCTGGGCATTTGGCTTTTGCACGGCACCATTTACAGGCCTTGTCACTGGCCACAAACTTGTTTGGTTCGTTCTGAATGGCTGCGTAAGAACGCTTTAGTTCCTCAGCAAATGCTAAGAGTTCACTTAGCTCAATGACCCAACTATCGATGCTGTTCATAGGCGGTTGGACGATAGTCATCATGATTGTGTCTACGTCGTACACAAGGCCGTATTTGAGGTACGCACCCAATGCATAGCAAAGCAGCTGGGTGTTGCCCTCAGCCTCTACACGTACACCTCCACCGGTCTTAAGGTCAATGACTCTCATCAATGAACCATCAATGACGATGGCGTCTGCTGTGCCCCAGCAATCGTTGATGACCTCTGCAAGTGTGACCTTTTCTTCGTAGTATTTGTCACCGTTGAGGGCTTGTATATAGTGGACGTACACTTGAACAAGTTCAGCCATTTCATGAGTGATGATATGGCCGTTGATCGTTTTGCCAATGAAGGTAGTTGGTTCAACATTCTTAGTCAAGCAAAGATCAGACACCGTGTGCATTGCAGTGCCCTTCTCTGCATAGATGCTTGAGTCGCCACCTTTGATGTCTGGTTCCAGATGGACGCTGCCTGGGCAAGTCATCCATCTAGAGCTAGCACTCGGTGAGAGTTTAGCGTGCTTCATTGATCAATTCCATAGTTCGTGAGAATTGGTCTTCAGTGATCTCACTGACCTTCTTGACTTCAAGTTCGGATAGGATAGCAAGAGCTTGTTCACGCTTGCCTGCTCCGATCAATTTGGCCATTGCTTGACGAATGTGGTCAAGCGTAAAGGCTTCAATTTCCATTTGTTTGGCTGGCTTTTTAGGCTTAGGGGCTTCTTGCTCAACAGCCTTAGGTTCCTCTTGCTCAACAGCCTTAGGCACCTCTTGCTCAGTAGCCAAATCAAACAAATTAGCCAGTTCGCGCAGCTTGGCTGCAATCAATTTCTCATTCATGTCCGTAGACTCCTTAATGACACTATCAATGACGTCCATCTTGGTCAGTATCTTGTGTAAGATAATTTCATCAATGGACCCGGTTATCGTCAACAAGTCAATAGTGACGTTGTCTTGTTGACCGATTCTGTGGCAGCGGTCTGCTGCTTGTTGAAGGTCTGAAGGAGACCATGGGGCTTCAACAAATACGACGTGGCTTGCTGCTGTTAGGGTCAGACCTACTCCAGCAGCTTTGATGTTGCCTACAAAGACCCTACACTTAGGGTTGTTTTGGAATGTTTGAACTGCAACATGTCTGTCTTCATTTTTGACTGAGCCTGTGACCATGACCGGTCCAAACTCTTTAAGGGCATCCATTAGCCCATCAATGATGTGAGTGTGATGAGCAAAGACTACAACCTTGTCTATCTGTTCAAGACAGTCCTTGATGTAGCTTATAGACTGGTCTAACTTACGCTCTGCGTTGAGCCGCCTAATGTCGCTGATGGCTTCAAACGGAATTGAATCAGGCTTGTCAATCTGGTCTTGACTGAACTGCTTCTCACGTTTGTCAACTGGCAAATCAAGGGCAATGACTCTATAGGTCTTTGAGGGCAAGTCAATGCATTCAGCTTTTGTCATCCGCAGCATGAACGGTTCTAATACTTTGATCAGCTCACCTTTACGGCTTGAACCGCTGAAGTCGTAAGTGTCCCAGGGTGTTTTCCATCCTGCACAAAACCGCATGCCAAACTCAAAGTAACCTAGCTTTGTGGCACCAATTGAATAGAGTAAAGTCCACAGCTCAATAGGTCGATTGACTATAGGAGTGCCTGTCAATAGGCTGACATTGGTTGTAGTCTTGATCAGACTCATTAACAGTTTGGTACGTTTGGCTTTGTAGTTCTTGATGTAGTGGGCTTCGTCTACGATCAAAGTAGACGGTGTTGGTAGGTCAAGCTTGCCTAGTATGTCATAGTTAACGATAGTGACGTCAAGGCTTTTGATTGGATCTTTGGGGCTGCGCACGACCTGTACGCTAAGTTCAGGCCGCCACATCTTAAGCTCTGCTTGCCAGTTGAGTTTAAGTGACGCAGGGCATACGACCAATGCAGGCACGGATAGATCAAGGCTAGACACACAAGTCTTGCCTAGACCCATGTCCAGGGCAAGAATGGCTTTAGGCCTTTGACCTAACCACTCGATTGCTTGGACTTGATGCTTGTAGAGCATCATTTGGTTGTTGCCCAATGCCACACACGCTCTACGACTGTTCTAGCCCAGTATCCAAACCAAACGAATGGCACTAAGGCCGATATAACAACAAGTGCCAAGAAGACTTTCATTTGACCAAGTCCAGACATTCTTTTGCACACTGCTTGAGCTCACGCGTTGAGCTGCTGCCAAAACTGATGCCGGTTTCCATCATCTTGTATTGCACGGCAATTGCAAGCTCAACGTCAATGTTGAGCCACTTCATGATGTCTCTAGTGAGGGCGTTCATGCGAGCTCTAACGTAGTTTGCTTGATTTCGATCTTGTAGCCAAGGGCCTGTGCTTGCTTGAGAGTGTCGCGGCTCAAGGTTGTTTGCCGAGCAATGTCAGCAAAGATCTGTGCGACTGAGTTGGCAGGATAGATCATCTCTTTTCCATAGACATTTTTGATGGTGACGATGAGTGGGTTGTTGGCTGTAAGAACGGTCATGATAGGCTTTCGACATTGAGACGGCGAGACTGCCGTGAGTGCATTGTACAACACTTTTTTAAGGGCTGCACAACTATTTTGCAACTATTTGCGTTTATACATAGGGGTCCAGTCCTTGATGTCTGGCCTTAGCTGCTCTTTTGTGAATGGTATAGTCTTCATTGAACCAAATTTTTTGGCTGCAACACGGCCAATCTGGCCTCGGGTGAACCAGTAGGAAACAGCGTTTCTACTCATACCTGCGCGTCGAGCCATCTCGGCTTTTGTGCCTATATGGACTAAGAGGAGGTCTAAGGCTTCTTGACAGTCAGCCTTGAAAGGTTTAGGGTTTTTTTCAATCATGATGTATTGTACATTAGTTTTTTGGTGTATGATGCCAATGGGCTTGGGACGAACTAGCTATTCGACCGACAAGGATGCTTTCCCCTTTCACAGCATCCGCCCAACCACTTTTGTGAATGGGTTGAATGAAAGAAAACCATGGACTCTCCGCAGTCGACCTCTTCAATAGAGGGCCTTGTCTATGATAGCTGCGATTCAGCTAAGATCTATCTGAGCGAGGCTTTAAAGGCCACATCCAATTTGCCAAAAGGTATGAACAGAACGGCTTTGATAGTCGCGTTCATGGAAGTTGCATCAGCAACACTTGCCGATCAAGCAAGGGGAAGCAATGCAACCTCCTAAGCCTACTGTCTTACCAGTTTTACCAGAATCTATCCCTCAAGCCCTTAAAGACATTCCAAGATGGGTTGTTTGGAAGCTAGTGTTAGATGGCAAAAAGTGGAAAAAGATACCGTATCAAACAAACGGTCGAATGGCAAAGAGCACAGAATCTAATACGTGGTCAACCTATGAAGATGTACTAGATGCCTATTTGATTGACAGCTTCGATGGCATAGGTATCACAATTGATGGCTCAGGTGACTTCCAGGGCATTGACCTAGATGACTGCATCATTGACGGCAAAATGAACCATGTGGCCAATGAGCTGCTAGACCGAGTTGATGGCTATGCTGAGACAAGTCCTACTGGCACAGGCATCAAACTGTTTACACGCTCCAACTTAGCCAGGTCAGGCAAAGTTGGTGATGTTGAGGTTTACAAGGATGGTCGCTACTTTACCGTAACCGGTCATAAGCTTAATGGTCATGGGTCTTTACCTAGTTCAATCCAAGATGTGACGTGGTTTGTTGAAAGACATTTTGGAACGAATGATGCTCTTGGCCTTGAGTCTTATAAGTCACCGCTCAATGATTGGGATCTTGAGCGAGTTGAGATTGAGTTGCTGCCATTCGTAGGTGACATTGAACTTTATGAGGATTGGTTGCAGTTGGGTATGGCTTTGCATCATCAGGGCAAAGGTGGTGAAGAATGGATGGAGCTTTGGGATCAAGCTAGTCGTCAGACTGGTTCATACGATCGTCGTGAACTGGAGTCTAAGTGGGACTCATTTAGTGAACAGCACGGCTCAAGAGGTGGGGCCATAACTCTTGCCTCGATCATCAAAAAAGTAGGTGAGTTTAAAAAGGCTGAACAGACTAAGACCTTTGATCGATGTAAGGCATTGATTGTTGATGAGACTGACCTTGAACAGCTTAAGACCGTGGTAGTTGATGCTATTAAAGCTGAGCTTGGTCTTGATCACATCAGTCGCAACGTTCTAGCAGGCATCCTTAAGACCAAGTTCAAGGACCTAAACTTCCCTATCTCAATTGGTGACGCAAAGAATCTGATCAAGCCAAAAGTCCATGAGGGTGTGCCAGAATGGTTAGGTGATTGGGTTTATGTCACTCATGAGGATAAGTTTTTCAATGTGACCAGCAAAAGAAAAGTCTCGCAACAAGGCTTTGGTGCAATGTTCAACCGATTTTGTGGCGATGACTCAGCAGCCACATTGTCCTTGGATCTGTTTAGGATTCCTACTCCGGACAAGATCATCTACTTGCCTGCTGCTGACGACCTATTTGAGCTTAACGGGGTTGAATGTGTCAACGAGTACAATAAGAACAGCCCGCCCGATGTTCCTGCGGCTTTAAATGCCGGCGACCTTAAGGCCATTGAAATTGTACAAGCCCATCTGTCAATGATCTTAGTTGAAAAACATGCCATAGAGATCATGCTTAGTTGGATGGCTTACTGCGTTCAGAATCCAGGGTCTAAAATCCGATGGGCTCCGCTGATCAAAGGCATTGAGGGAGATGGTAAGAGTGTACTAGGAAACTTGATGATGGGTGTGATGGGTATGGCCAATGTAGGCATTGTGTCACCTAGTGTATTGGCAACTGGCTTTACTAGTTGGGCGGCTGGTAGGTGTGTCAATGTTTTGGAAGAGATTCGCATGGTTGGTCATAACCGCCATGATGTGCTAAATACCATAAAGCCCTACATCACCAACGATCAGGTCACAATACACCCGAAAGGTATCAACGAGTATGTGGCACCAAACACGGTCAACTACATTGCATTCACAAACCACCATGATGCCCTTCCCCTTGAGGACACAGACCGACGATGGTGGGTCCAGTTCACCCCATTCAATGACCAACATGAGTTGCTCAAAGTAGCTGATTCGGACTACTTCAGCAACTTGTTCAATGCCATAAAGGATCATTCACCGGGTCTCAGGAAGTGGTTGCTTGAGTACCAACTCAGCTCACTGTTCAATCCAAAAGGCCAAGCACCATCATCGTTGGCTAAAGACCAGATGATTAG